AATTCGACGACCGACCACAACACCACGGCTTGTGGATTGTTTTTCAGCGGATCCTACACTCAACCCACGCTGGCTTCTCTCAACGCAAGCACCGATTTTTCGATTACGGTCACGGTTCGAGACGGCCTGAACGGAGTTCCGTGTGAGTGGTTCAATGGGATTGTAGAGTTCGCCATTACCGAAGACGCTAGCGCAGGCGGAGCCACGATTACGAACGCGGGGAGCAATGCGGTGTTCGTCAACGGAGTTGCGACGATCACGGTCGATCCTACGGGTACTTGGGCCAACGGAGAGACGGCGGCGATCACGCCCGCTGGTAGCATCTGGGGCCATACGCTTACGGCCGCTAACTATGACGCGACCTCTCTGACGGTTACTGCCCCGGCTGCGTAGGTAATGAATGGCCCTCCGCGCTAATGGCTTTGACCCCAATACGCCTTATGTTCCACATTTTGAGTATGAGTCCCCGTACCATGTGGATTACAAGGCGATGGACTACACAGAGGTCTTCAAGCAACGTGCAGCTTTCCTCACGAAGATTCGAGAGGAGAAAACGTGGCCTCTGGTCAAACGCTATTACGCGGACGGCCATTCTTGCTCTTTCATCGAGGATTGGCTCGTAACATACGATCCTCGTCTTACAGCAAGAGGTCTACCCTCAACGGTGCCTCTCATTCTATTCCCACGGCAGATCGAATACGTCGAGACCCTTGACCGGGCGTATACAGAGGGTCGAGACGTGATCGTGGGAAAGTCACGAGACATGGGCGTGTCGATCGTGACTCTTGCGTGGATGACGTATAAATGGCTTTTCGATCCCGGGTTCAAAGGATCAGTTGGGTCTCGAAAGGAAGATCTCGTCGATAAGATCGGCGATACCGATTCCTTGTTAGAGAAGGTTCGCATCTATTTGCGATATTTGCCCAAGGAACTGCTGCCCTACGGCTACAAAGAGCGCGACCATGCTCGTCGGCTCAACATCGTCAACCCCATTACGGGTGCGGCGATCTCTGGGGAAGGCGGCGATAACATCGGTCGCGGTGGTCGATCGACTGCATACCTCGTAGACGAAGCGGCATTCCTTGAGCGTCCGGAAAAGATTGATGCAGCTCTTTCACAGAACTGCAATATGCGAATCGACATTTCCACGCCCAATGGACCGGCAAATCCTTTCGCAGACAAGTGGTTCAATAACGAGATGATTGAACCATTCGCTTTCCATTGGACTCAGGATCCACGCAAAGACCGAGAATGGTACGAGAGAGAAAAAAAGCGATTGCAGGATCCAAAAGTGATCGCGCAAGAGCTGGATCTCGATTTCGACACATCGGGCGAAGAATCAGTTGTTCGGCGTGAGTGGGTAGACTCTTCAGTTGCTCTCGGGCAATGGCTTCGGGATCAAAACAAGTTTCCGAATCGAAAGAACTTCGTTCCTGTCGCTGGTGCAGACATTGGCGGCGGAGTTGCAGAGAACACATACGTTGCGGTCTGGGGACCGATCGTCGGAGACCTGATCTCATGGGTGGACGGCGACACGACTCGTACCGCGAACAAGTTGTCCACTTTTGCTCGTCAGGATGGCGTCTCTCGACTGAAGTACGACTCGATCGGTGTCGGAAAGGGCGTCGCATCGACTTTGAAACGCCTACCCACAGTTTCGACTGGAATCAATGTCGGAAATGCGCCTTCATTGAACATATGGCCGGACGGCAGAACCGCTAGAAACAAATTTCGCAATCTGAAAGCCGAAATCTGGTGGACTCTGCGAGATCGACTGCGTAAAACTCACGATCATTGGTGTTGGGTCAACGACCCCTCGACGGGTTGTGAGTATCCGCTTGATGAATTGCTTTTTTTGCCGCCCGGAGACAAGGATTTTCTCGAACAGCTCACTTTGCCCGGTTACAAGATGCTTGAGACGGGAAAAATCGCGATCGAGAGTAAAGATGAGCTGGCTCGAAGAGGAATCAAATCGCCGGATCGCGCGGAAGCGTTAGTTATCGCCTTGGCACCGATCAGAAGACCCGCAACCTTTGGATATGCTGATGGAATTGCGTAACTGTTACCTTTTCCACACATTATGCCATAATGTCTTCAGAATGGAGAAATAGCTCATGGGTCTTCTGGACAAGACACACCCGCAATACGATGGGATGAAGCCGGACTATGACCAGATGCGCGACACCTATGCGGGCTCACGAGCCGTAAAGCATCGAGAGGAGATTTACCTCGCTCCTACGAGATCAATGATCCTCGATGGCGCTCTGAATGACATTGATCCCGGCAAAACGGCTTATCAGTCCTATATCGACCGGGCTATTTTCCCCGATCTCGTTGCGAACGCAGCCCGAACCCTTACGGGTCTCGCATTCAAGGATCGGTCAGTTTACGAATTGCCTCGCGCACTCGAAGAACTATATGATTCGGCCACCTTGGATGGCGAGAGCCTTGAAACGCTTCACCGCCGAATCATTGAGCAAATCCTACTCTACGGACGTTTCGGTCTTGCTGTCGATGTTCCGGACGGAGAGGGTCTTCCCTATTTCGTGTCCTATGGGGCACGATCTATCATCAACTGGGATGACATGATGCCAGCGCGCGGTCGGCAAAACCCATATACATTCGTCGTAACCGCCGAGGAGACTTTCCGAAGAGGCGTTAACGGCGATTATGAGTGGACTCCAATCAACCGCTATCGAGCATTCGAGTTGGTCGATGGAGTCTATCAGACTTGGACTGAAGAGGACATGCAGCCGCCTACGGAAGCCTTCGCTCCCGAATATCGCGGCCGCACGCTGGATTTCGTTCCGTTTACAATTATCGGATCGCAAGATCTAGTAGCAGCTCCGGGGCCGATCCCGCTGCTGGGAATCTCGGATTCTGCACTTGCTATTTATCGCGGAGAGGCGGATCTCCGTCAGACTTTGCATAATGTCGGTCAAGACACTCTTGTTTTGATCGGTGTCGGCGATGATACAGAAGCCGACGAGGACCAGCAGCCGGTTCGTGTCGGCTCTACCGCTGTAATCAAGCTAGGTGCTGACGGCGATGCGAAATACATCGGCGTAAACGGCGACGGCTTGACTGAACAGCGTCTCGTCCTTCAGAACGATTACAAAAACGCCGCGTCCGAAGGTTCTCGTCTGCTGGAGAATACAGCGGCGCAGGCGGAATCCGGAGAGGCGTTGAAGGTCCGCATCGCGGCCAAGACGACCACTCTGACGACCGTAGCTTTGACGGCTGCGGCTGGCTTGACTCAGGCGCTTCGACAGGTTGCGATCTGGGTCGGTGCAAACCCCAACGAAGTAAAGATTGTGCCCAATCTGGACTTCGCGGAAGATACTTTCACGGCACAGCAGGCGCTCAATCTGATGCAGGCGAAGCGCGAAGGCTTGCCGCTTAGTGCGCTCACGATCCATACGAAGATGCGAGATCAGGACTACACCGATCTCACTTTCGAGGACGAGATCGCGCAGTTGCAACTGGAGAAGGAGCTTGGAATTACCGACCTCCTTACTCCTGTAAACCCCGTTTTGGAGAATCTGGCGGTTGAAGAGCCGCCGATTGATCCCGACAGCGAGCAATGACGCTCGCAAACCCAAAGCGCATGAGCGCGGAAGGCTGACATGCTTAATTTTTCGATTGACTCTCTTGATTCTGTGGACGAAGGACTTCACGAGTTTTACAAGGAAAATGAAGACGGTTCATTCACGCTTCAGGTAAGTGGAATCCCGTCCGACCAATCTGGTGACGTAACTCGCCTGAAAGGCTCTCTTGAGAAAGAGCGATTGGCTCACAAAGAAACCAAGGCAAAGCTCGCAGGGCTCGGAGGCATTACGGCTGATGAAGTTCAGGATCTTCGCGACAAGGCGGAAGATCTGGAGTATCAGCTCAGTAAGGCCGGCGAAAGCAGCGAGGAAGCGATCGAAGAACGAGCCCTGAAGCTCGCAGAACGACAGACTCGCAAGCTGGAGCAGCGAATCAACGAATTGAGCGAAGCGAATCAGGCACACCTGAGCGCGATTGCTCTTCACGAGGCTGCTGGAAATCAACGAAAGATCAAGGATGCGGTTGAGTTGGCGCTTACCGATGACAACGTGCCTCCGATCGTTGAATCGGCGCGAGAAGACATTTTGCCGTTCGCGGAACGAATTATGACCATCAACGATGAGGGTCAAGTCGTCTCGAAGGACGGAATCGGATTTGAGCCGGGTCTCTCATTTGCAGAGGTTCTGGGTGACATTCGTGATAGCGGACGCCGTGGCCATTGGTTCAAGGGAAACAAGAGTGGCGGCGCAAACGGCGGAAACGGTTCGGACCTCGGCGGAGAAAACCCGTGGAAGGCTGAAACGCGAAACATGACTAAGGCGCAGAAGTTGATTGTCGATGACCCGAAGCGGGCTCGGGCACTCATTCTTGCTGCTGGAGATCGACCGTCGAGATACGGTCTTTCTGATTAGCTCTTAGGTGGAATTTCCACCTTTGCCCCGGGTATGATGCCTCGGGCGCGACCACGCCCCAAACGACTATGGGCTTTTGCCCAAACATCATAAGGAGCCATACCCAATGGCAACTACGGTTTACTCTGACATTATTGATCCGAGGGTTTTCTCGGCTTACTTGCAGGAGCTGACGGTAGAGAAGTCTCTGCTGATTCGCTCTGGCATCGTGGAGCGAAATCCGCTCCTCGACTCGTTCCTCGCTGGTGGTGGTCACTTCATCGAAATGCCCAAGTGGCAGGAGCTGTCGGACGGCGTTGAGGCCAATAACTCTTCGTTTGCGGCAGGCTCGGCACCCATTGAGGCTGTGACGACTGTTCAGGAGAACGGAGTTCGATTGAACCGAAACAAGGTGTTCGGTGCGCGTGATCTGGCTGCGGCTATCGCGGGTTCGGATCCGATGGACGTGATCGCCAACCGATTTGCGGATTGGTGGGTTCGACACGATCAGCGGCTCGTTCTGGCGGTTCTTTCCGGCCTTCTGCTCGATGATACGACTGATGCCGGAACGGATCCCGACCTCCTGAACAACATTTCGGTTTCCGGCTCGGTTGCGGGCGCTGCGAATAAGTTCTCGGCGGAAGCTCTGCTGGATACCTTCCAGCTCCTCGGCGACGGCAAGATCAACATCACGGCGCTGGCGGTTCACTCCTACATCCATACGCAGATGCAGAAGCAGAACCTGATCGACTACACGCCCGACAGCGAGGCCAACATCGGCTTCGGCACCTACATGGGCAAGACGTTGCTTGTCGATGACGGTCTGACCGTGACCGCTGGCAACGACGGCG